AAGATCCATCCTCGGTCTCTGTGACAGTCGCGTCAGATGCTTCAACTGCAGCAGGTGTAGGAGGCGGAACTTCTGCAGACTCGACGTCTTCTACGGGTGGTGACCCTGAAGAAGTGCCTCAATACGACAGCCCTGCCACCGATGAGATCGTGTCAAGATTACACAGCTGCCACAAACTGACTTACGCACAGCTGGGCAACTTTTTGCGCGCCCGAGGTGCTCTAATTCCTCCGGGAAATCTGACTGATCTAAAGACGACGCAATCACCAGCTTTCGGCATGAGTCAGACATTAGGCACTATCTTTGGTGGAAGCGGTGCAGCTTGCGAGATGGCTGTGACTGACGCTAACGGCACAAACGATCCGCTTTGTCCCACAAATGAGTCTTGCTTCTGCAACCAAGACGATAAGCTCACTCAGAATAATAGAGGATGTCTCGATGTGGGCAATAATTCACCCGATGCTGCAGATGGCTACTGCGTCGCGAAGCCTTCTACGCCCGGCTTTCTCTACTTCACAGGTAAAGATGCTCTGGGTGTTCCGAAGCTAGACTCTCGCCTCAGTGAAAAAGAGGAACATTCTACAGCCTCAGCTATGAAGCTCATGGACATCTTCGTGCAAGCTGCGGCACAGATCATAGCAAACATCGGTGACTCGACAAAAGCACCTGCGTGCACCTTGAACGGCAAGAATCTACCCATGTTCGCATCTGACGGATCTTGTGTTGAAGAGAGCGTGTCTTGCTTGATCGGAACGCCTGCCACAGATGACCACATGCTGTTGTGCAACCTCATCCTGCAGAAAGCAAAACCGGGTGATCAGTCTGATTTGATGAAGAAGAAGAACATCGCAGTCGCTGCACTGCTCAGCGCAGCCCACTCTTGCCAATAACACAAAGGAAAATAGATGTCAAACTGGAAGCTAAAGGGTTTACGTGACGACCGCCGCCGCACATTTTTAAAGATGTGCACTGTTGCAGCCGCTGCTATCGGCATCGAGAGAAGCAAACTGCTTAATTTCTTAGCAGACGAGGGAGGTTACGGATTAGCTGAAGCTGCAGGATCTACTTACGGTAGATCTTTGCTAGTACCGGCGCCGAACGGTTCACAAGCCTGGTTCCAAGAGTTGTGGCCGGTAGCTGACGTCGGATTCAAAGCATGCCAGAATGCTAATGTGTCCGGACTGTCGTCTAACTTTGGAGGATTCTCTTCTTACCTCTATACATCTCAATACGGTTACAATCCAATCAACGGATACCGAGGAACATATACATGGGGCAAAGGTAACGCTATGCCCCTACTACCCAACGGCGTGAAGGGCTGGTCGGGCGGAGACAGATCTTTCTTCTACGGTCCTGATGCACCGTGGTTTGATCACATCACCGGCATACCCAAATACCCAGTGACAGCGTTCATGTCCGGTAAGGACGAGACCCACACTGAGTTTCCGATCTCGCAAGTTGCGCTATCAGGTAACTCTTCCATGCAAGCTGCACTTGCATCTCTCGGTGCAGTAGGTTCTTCAGCTATCGTCCCAGTTCTAGGCATCGATCCTGTCAAATACGGAAGAGCCCCCGGAGCGCCTGAAGTGGCTACGGTTCCAAGCTCTGCAGGTATGATCGATCTGTTTAACTCTGCAGCTAGTCAGTTTTCGCTAGCCTCAAAAGCTGACCAAGAGCTCTTTGAAGTCTATTACAAAGCTCTCGCAGGTTTGCGCAAGTCTTCGGCTCGATCTTCTTGGGCACCACAGATGCAGATCACCAAGAACGCTGCTAGAATCATCGGGCTTAATTTTGCATCGCAATTAACACCAACTAGTCAAGATCTGATCGACTTTGGAATTCAAGAAATGATCGATGGGCTAAGTGCCAATTCGTCCTATATGACCTCAGCTCAACGCAAAGGCATTGAAGAATTTGGACGCACGCTCATCGTCGTTGCGAAGGCATTCACGCTTGGTCTATCCAAGACAGCAATCGTGGCTCTGTCTCCTGGTCCCACTAGCGACACGACCTTCACAGACCCCCACGTTACATTCGATAATATGACCTTAATGAACCAAGGTCGAAATACCACGAAACATCTAGGGAAGGTTCTGAACGGCTTCTACAACTATCTTTCGCAGCAAGTAGATCCTGAAAGTCCTACAGAGAAACTCGATCAGACGACTACATTTGTTGCGTACGGTGACACACCCCATACTCCGTTAGTGGGTTCAACTTGGCCTGATGCGACTCCAGATGCGTGTAATTGGACATACGTGATGGATCCAAAAGCAAACATCAAGAATGGATGGTTCGGACACTGCTACGCGAACAAGATGAGCGGAAAGAATGCTGTGGGTTTTAATCCTCTGACGGGAGCTGATGATCCAACTAAGACTTCCGATCAGATGTCTTCTTTTGCTTCTACGGCTACAGTTTATGCTGCAGCTCGAGGTGACAGCAACAAGACGTCAGAGTTTGGAATTTCTTTAAATATGGTCTCCGGTTTGATTAATTCAAAGTAAATCTATAAATATTAGTCATGAAGCTTACAGTAGATCTCTTAAAAAGACTCGTCAAAGAAGAATTAGTCAAAGAAAGCATTGCTTCTGACGAGAAGAACCTGAAAGATTCTGCTGTTCAAGCGCTCATTTCTCTATATTTTCGTCACGACATTCTACTTGAAGATGCAGCAAAAGAGCTATCTGAAAGGCAAAGTCAGAAATAGCTTTAATTAATTCAAGATCTGCAGGAAGAAGATAATTAAAAAGGTCATTGAGGTAAACATGAAATTAAATGAGAAACAGCTTAAAAATTTGATTGTCAAAGAGACAAGAAACATCTTGAAGGAGTCTTTACCTAAGCGCAGAAGCTTGAAGAGTTTACTACCGCAACTTTTTGAGGGTGAGGATAAAAAATCTGACGATAAAGAAAAGTCTGGTGTTGACTTAGATGTTAAGAAGGGTCCTTCTGCTGCTGTTTCTTATTTAAATGGTCCCGGTGCTGATAAAAGAGTTCGTGCGCTTTTAGACGCAGGAAAAGATGACGGCGATCCAAAAGATGAAGCTGCTAAAATTTCTGAAGGTTCAGCAGCAATTGGAGATTTAGTTCCAACACAGATTGAAATAGAGCTCACGAAGTCGATCGCTTATCCTCTTGCTAAGTTTGATTCAATGAAAAAAATGATCAGCGGTGGCGTTCAGAGAATTGGGCCTAAAGGCAATGACATGATCGTCAAGTCAGGCGATCTAATAGTTGACGGACATCATCGCTGGTCTTCTCTCTTTTCAGTTGCTGGACCTAGCGGAGTTATTGCAGCAGTAGATGTTACACTTCCTGAAAAAGATGCAGCTTCAGTGCTTGCGATCGTTCAAACTGCAATTGCTACAACACTTGATGGTGAAGTTCCAAAAGCAAAAGCAGGCGGCAAGAACATCTTGGGCAAAGGCAAAGACGAGCTTAAAAAGTTGATCGAGTCTTCTGTTGGCCAAGGTGGAGAAGCAGGTGAAATACTCGCTGACGACTTTGTTCAAAAATGCATCGATGATGACCAAGTTTCAAAACACTTTGGCCTAGAGGGCACGAAAGATGTGAAAGCTGCAAGAGAAAAGATTATTGACAAAGTTGCTGACAATCTTTCACAAATGAAACAACCTGCAGAAGGCTCACCCCCGCGCGTCGACATGCCCCAGCTCGACAAAGCTGGTGGTGGTGTTCAAGGAGTCATGGACAAGCTTGCTAGCGGTGATGTTAACTACAAGGCGCCCTTCAAGAAAGAATCAGCTTCAAATGAAGGCGAAGTTATCGTCGAACGCTGGCAGAAGCTCGCTGGCATCATAAAGTGAAGTTTTACTGCTTCGTTTAACAGGAAGGGAGGTAGAAAATACCTCCTTTTCTTTTTTGTTGGTAGCATCCAACAATTTTAGCAATTTTTTATATTTAAGTTCTGGGTCATATGAAACTAGAAGAATGCATCGTAGTAGGCGGCAAAGTTGAGGGTGGAAACTTTTTAGCCAAGTCGCGCGACAGGAACTATGTACCGCACGTCAAGATCTACAGAGAGCTAACTGACAGCGGTATGGAAATCGTCTACATGAAAGACGAAGACACAGATTACACAGAGGGTATGAATTCTGCTTGCATTGGAATCGTCAATGCTGCTCTGCTTGTGGGTGACGACGAGAAGGCCGTGAAAGGTAAAGTGAAGTCTCACGACGGAGAGATCATAAAGAAAGCACTTTCTTGCGACAACCTAAAAGAAGCGCTTCAAGTCCTCATAAGCTACAAAGATGGCGTTAAAGGCCACACTCTAGTCGCTGATGACGATCAAGTCTACTCAATTGAGATGACTTCAAAGCATACACCTGTTATCAAGCAGATCGAGGACTTTAGCTCGCCCACAGTGAGAACAAACCACGGTGCTGATCTAACAGGTGCAGGTTACACACCCAATAGAAAACCCTACGACTATATGAGCTCAAAGATCAGAAAAGCGACTGCTGAAGTCCAGCTAGCTTCAATAGATACTTTCGACAGCATCGCTCCGTCGCTCACAAAGTCGTTGTTTGACCCTAACTCAAATTACAACATGCGCCGGCGAACGAAGAACATGAGGACGACTTCTCAGTGCGCCATGCACTTAACCAAGAAGATGTTCCATTTCTATTTCTGGCCGCAAGAATGCGAGTTCATGGGTATAGAGAATTTAACTCCCAGCGACCATTCTAACAAGATTCACATTAAGGTTTATAAGTATAAATATAAAAAGAAGACATGAATAGACAAGAAAACCTACTTAGGCAGCTCATCAGAGAGACGCTGCAGTGCATTCTTCTTGACGAGGACATGAAAGTTATCGGTGGAGGTGATGTAGGTTCTACTAAAAAAGTAGGTGCTGCTGACACCCAGGGATTAAAAGGTTTCTTAGACATTAACAGATTTGCAGGTGAGTTAAAAGTTCCTGCAGACAAACTAAGAAACGCACTGAAAGATGCCAATAAAGGTAAGAGAAAGCTTCAGAATGATAAAGTCTTTGGCGACACGATGTTAAAGATACTCGGCAAATCAAAAAAAGACAAAGACAAAATTATGAATATCATAAAGAAAGTCGAGCTTAAGCCCGAAGAAGAGCTTAAAAATTTAACTAAAGATGCTACAAAAGACAGCAAAGATTCAGACAGTGTTAATGTTGCAATGTGAATGAGAGGTTCTACATGAAGATCACAGAGTTACAACTAAGAAAAATTGTTAGCGAAGAGATAAAAAATAAACTTCAAGAGCAAGAGCCTACTGTGAAACCTAAAGTAGGTAAATCAGGTGCTTCTGATGCTGAAGGCTCGCTTGATGTGAAAAAGATCGCAGAAACTCTTAAAGTTGATGAGTCAAAGCTGAAGACGGCAGTATCTAACATCAGAAAGGGCACGAGAAATCCTGCAGATAACACTATTTTTGGTGATGTTTTTGCTGCGCTTTTAAAAGCTTCACCTGAAGACACAGTCAAAGTTATGAATGCTTTGAAGAAAGTGTCAGCTGAAAGTTGACATATTGAACATATCTAAGTCTCTGTAGTAAACTAAGATCATTAGGTTAAACCTAAAATTTAACACAAGGAAATTAGATATGTCCCGTCGAAAGAATCACAGAACGCAATCTACAAATCACAACGCAACAATTACTTCACGTTTTGACCGCAATGGCAAGATTCGAACAGAAACGACCCGTCGTGATGAGGGTCAGCTTGAGATTGCAGTTAGCACAAATCCTCAGACTGATGCAACGCTTCTGTTTGTTGATACACCAACAGGACAAACTGTCAAGTTTGATGGAAGAGCTGCCAGAACTCTATATCGTACGCTGCAGAAGCATTATCAGTTCGTTGGTAAAGCTTGGTGATTTAGCTAGAGACTCTCGACCAAATCTGAAAGGGACAGTATCTACTGTCCCTTTTTATTATTTCATTTTTTGTTTTATAATTAAAGTGCTATGACTATCAATTTAACACCTCGAGAGCTAGTGTATTTGTATGAAACGCTTTTGTCGTCGGTTGTGTCTAATTCTGAACAGCAAGAAGATAGACAATCTATTGTTTATAAGGCAAGATCTTCACTTCTGGAAAAACTTGAAAAAGTTTGTGTAGAGTCAAATAAAGCACAATTTCAAGTTTGGGCAAATCGAGAAGCTAAAAAGGTAGAAGATCTAGCAAAGAAGAATACTGAATTAAAAGCTGCTGCAGTCAAAAGCACACCAAAAAAGAATTCAAGAAAGAAATAGCATGTCAGCATCAACAGAAAAAATTCTACTACAGCTAATAGAATTAGAGCAAAAAATTTATGAAACTAAGCTGACGGGTAGAGATACTACCTTTCTTGAAGAACAAGCACTAGTTCTAAGAAAAGAATTTGAAACACTAAACGAAGTTTTAACAAACCCAAAAACAGTCTTAAAAGGTTGATATGAATAAAGCAGATCTATACCAGCCAGTTTTCGCAGAGCGCGCAGGTCCTGCACCTTTAGTTTTGCGTGCAGTTGTGACTGCAAATCAAGATTATGTCGCAGGCGGCATGCCTTCGTCATCTCAAAGAGCCGAAAGCTATGTCCTGCTGTCTGCTCTCCCCGTAGAACTACAAGAAAGAGTAAAAACAGCCGTTCAAGCAATCATTGCAGGAATGTAATTATATGATCTTGTAAACTTCAAAGTGCATACCATCAAGTCTATTAGGAAACCACCCACCCCAATAGAAGCCTTTGTCGTAAGCAATTTCTACAAGTTCTCTAACACTTCCTGTCTCATTTTTTAGTGCAGGTACAGTGCCCAGCATATTCCATGACACATTTATATCAAATGCTGTGCCCCATGCATGATTAGAAAGCGTAGTACGCGAACCTCTAATGAATCTGGGTACCCAAGTGCCGCCCCAGCTTTTTACTTTGTTAAGCAAACAAGCTGACTCCCATTCTTTAAATGTTTCTTGCAACTGCGTAGATATATTTTTGTGAACTTGCACTACACAGTTGTTTGGTGCACCTACAATGCTTTTTAATTGTGGTATCGTTATTGAGATGATATTGTCAGCCGCCCAATTGTCAGTTATTTTTATTGCCTCAGGGTTGCTCTTAGACGGTGCTGCTACATAAGCAAATTTTCCAAATACTTTTTGTCTTTCATTAAAAGACAGCTGCGCGCCCGATGGTTTACTAGGCCAATTGGGACCTTCGGCGTCGACACAGTCATCGCTAAGCAAGTTCATTCCAAGCCTAAGAGCAGCAGATATAGTCATTGGTCCCACAACACCATCAATACTTAAGAAATTCATTCTTTGAAAATCTTTTGTTTCTGCGTCAGTTAAGTCATCAAAAGTTCCTGTGACTATGATTTTGCTATTTTTCTTTCGACCACGAAGAAAGTTTTGCCATTTCTTCACATCATCGCCTGATAAACCTGACCTTAAGACTCTCATATTAGTTTCCTGTTTTTTGATGAACTTTGTCGATTAACGTCTTTGGTGATATTTATCACTGTATTTAATTTAGGAAACTTTAAATGTCAACTTTTACAGAAATCTTGAATCCCACGCCTTTCGGTTTCTTTGATTCTGACTCTGACTTTCAGACAGAAGCCGATAATATGGTCAACTTCGTCAAGAGAAAGCTTGGCGATGATGTTCTTTCTGTTGAGTTGACTAAGAAAGAAATCTGGGCTTGCTTTGAAGAAGCATCATGTGAATACGCAAGAAATATTCACGAGATGAAGATAATCTCTGAGCTATCAAATGTTATGGGTATGCCAACAGGATCGACAGATCTCACAAATAAATACACTAGAAATACGCTTGAATTTTTACTGAGAATGTCGGACCCTTATGCAGTTGAAGCGTCAGTAGGCGGTGCGTATAACGCTGAGCTTTGTTATTTTGACATCGCGCGTGACAAACAAGACTATGACATATACACCGATTTAAAGATAGCATCTGGCAGTAAAGCCGATCAAGTGCTATATGACACAATACCGTCTGGCTCAAAAGGAAAGTTAAAAATTGTAGAATTATTTCATTACGAGCCTATTGCTGCGCAACATTTTTTGTTAAATGCGTCAAATATAACTAATTATCTAGCGACCAACTTCAATTACGAGTCGTACATTAACTCAACAGTCTTCTATGTTCTTCCTGTTTTTGAAGACGTTTTGAGAAGAGGAATGCTTGAGACTGCCTTTAGGATAAGAAGATCACAATACAGCTACCAAATTCTAGGCAGCAAAGTTAGACTATTCCCTATTCCTACGCTTGAGTCACAGGTTGGGAAAGTTTATTGTAAAGTACTTGAAGGTCAGAATCCTCTGAATCCCACAGCATTTACAGATGATAGCATCTATGGTATAGCAGGACCCGAAAATGTTCCTTATGGCAATATACCTTTCAAGAGTATAACACAACCTGGCAGACAGTGGATTAGACAATACACGCTTGCACTGAGCAGAGAATTGCTAGGTTTAATTAGATCAAAGTTTCAAAGCATACCAATTCCTAATGCAGACCTCCAATTAAATGGTGAAGCTTTAGTTACACAGGGTAGAGAGGACAAGGAAAAACTTATTACACAGCTAAGAGAATTCTTATCTAACCTTACTAGAGCAAAACTTCTTGAGTCAGATGCGTTAGCTGCTGAAAATATCAGCAAACAGCTTAAATATATTCCCATGCCAATGGGCAAGTCTATTGTGATAGGATAAGGAGCCGAGTAATGGCACGCCTATTTATTACAGAGCGCGAGTTAAACTTTATATCAGATCTTTCTAAAGAGCTGATAAAAGACATTATAGGTCAAAAGATTTACTATTATCCTATTTCTGAGCTGAAGACAAAAACGCACAACATCTACAATGAGTCTTTACAAAAGATATTTGATAACCCCATCATAATCGAGTGCCTTGCTGACGCCAATTTTCAGCAAACGACTAAGATAGACAAATTCGGTGTAGATAAAATCTTTGTACTAGAAGTTTTTATTCAATATAGAGATCTAGTCGACAAAGGTATTCAGGTTTCTGTAGGTGACTTCTTTTCTTTTGACGAAGTCTTTTATGAGATAACTGAAGTCATCTTTGAAAAAAATATTTTTGGTCTACCTGAGCACAAAGGCGGACTCAAATTAATCGGTACACGGTCTAGAGAAGGACTTTTTCACGCACCAATTAAAGGACCCACAGACATATCAAACACAGATGCTGATGCAGTTCAGACTGAGTTTGAGCAACAGAGAGGTAATACACTAGACTCTGTCGGCAATGAAACGGGTGATAAGCGCGCTTTAAGAGAAAATGGCGTCTTGGACGCACCCATTGACGGTGTTAGAAAAATTAAGAAATCTTTTTACGATGAGTAAAGAAAATGGCAACTAGATTTAAATCTCAAAGCAGAAAAAATTACGGTATTAAACCGCTGCAGACAGGCTACGAGAAGACTTCTGGCACGCCCGATATTTACATTCCATCTTGCGGCCTAGAAGATGTTGATGAAGCAATATTCAATTTGTTCGACAAAGAAATTCAGCTACAGACAGGAGGCGTAGAGAGGTCGCAGATCTCAAAAGTCCCTATCATATTTGCTGCAGGAGAAAAATGGGCGATGCTTAAACGCGGCCGCCCCATAAGAGATAAGGTAGGCTCTTTAATTTTGCCGCTTGTCACAGTCATGCGCACCGACGTTGTTCAAGACATGAGTAATGACATCACTAAGCGTGGAATTAATCAGCAGATTGGCGAGATTGTCATCAGAAGAAGACTTGATAAATCAGACCGTGATTATCAAGGTTTAATAAATAAACTTTTTCTATTAAACCAAGACAACGTGGCTGTCAATCCATCTGACACGAGAAAAGGTAATCAACCCATCGTGGAAAGAAAAATAGGAAAAAATAGCCTTGACAAAGATATAATCGACGGCGCATATCTCAAGCCAAATTTGCTCAATAATGTGTTTGAAACAATTGTTGTACCGACGCCACAGTTTTATACTGTGAAGTATCAAGTGACTGTCTGGACACAGTACATGCAACATACTAATCAAATTATAGAAAAGATCATCGCATCTTTCTTGCCGCAGAGCCAGTCTTGGAGACTTGATACTCAGAAAGGCTATTGGTTTGTTGCAACTGTCGAGGGAGGAAATTTTGCTGCAGAGACGAATTTTGAAGACATGTCCACTGCCGAAAGGTATATTAAGACCAATTTTACTGTCACAGTTCCTGCTTACTTTTTTGCGACACAAACGCAAGGCGGACCAGTTCCGTTAAAGCGATATGTGTCTTCGCCGATTATTGAGTTTAAGAATCTCTCCAGCGGATCTTTACAGACAGATATGTCAGATTCTGAAAACAAGTATCTGCTTGGCTCAGATGATCCAACACTGCCTCTCGACTTGCAAAAGAATGCGTTAGATGATCAAAGAAATGTGGGTTGGAGACAACAAAAGATTTATCCTGTAATTACGCAACACAACGACTCAGATTTAACGAAAGAAGATCAAGAAGATCCTGCATTAACAACAGTCCCAAGAGGACATAATTTTATAAGAACTGTCAACACATCTGTCAAAGGTGAGACTGTTTACAGCGGCTATAATCTAGGTGGGCTCGAAATTTCTTTTACTAATGACAATTAAGACAATATTTACTGTTCGGTATTTGTTAAGGAGATAAACAATGTCAGAGCAGACTTTCAAGTCGCCCAACTTTTATGAGCGTGAAATTGACCTTTCAGGACCCACAGCTACAGGACCCACAGGTGTTCCTGCGCTGATAATCGGTACTGCCAACAAAGGCCCCGCGTTTGTTCCTGTTACAGTTTCAAACTTTAAAGAGTTCATCGAGACTTTTGGTAATCTCGATCCCGATAAGTTTGGTCCCTATGCTGCAAATGAATTTTTAAAGAATAGGTCTGCGCTCTCTTATGTGAGAGTTCTGGGAGCGGGCGCGAATTCAACTGATGCACACATTACTGATACAAAGTCTTACGGCATTGTCAATAGTGCTGGATTTAAGCTTGAAGGAACAGCAGCTTACGATAGTAGGCATACAGGCGTAGTTCAGTTCTTAGTCGCAAGACATGATGTAGGAACTTACGAGGGTGCTTCAGCTCCTGTCTTCTCTGATAATGATACGTTTGCGGGATCATCTTACGTCAACTTAGTAAGAGGTGTGCTTATGACTCCCTCAACGTCAAGAGTCATGGTAACATCCTCACACGGTACGCTTTCTGTTTCATCTTTTGCAGCATCTACTGCGATGTTTGATGATGCAGACCTAGCGTCTGGCAAGTTTAAGCTTGTTATCTCTTCTTCTCTGGGGTCTAGTTTTTCAACGTCCGACGCATTGCCAGGCATCAAGGTGCTCACAGCTTCTCTTGATCCTTCTGATGCTGACTACATTGGCAAAATTCTTAACAAAGATCCTGACAAATTCTACCAAGCGCAACATTACCTGCATGCCGATTTTGCTGTTGATAAAACGATTGCTTCAGCAGGTGGAAGCGGCCAAAGTAGAATTGCAGTTTTATCTGGTTCAGTAAACACATCAACAACGGGTGATGCTTCAAAGACCTTTAGACAGGTGTTTGGTTCTTTCAACACAAGGTTTACTACACCAAAGACATCTCCCTTTATTTCGCAGCCATACGGCAACGTTGAGTATGACTTATTCCACTTTGAGTCGATTGATGATGGCGAATACGGTAATCAGCTTTATAAGATTTCAATTTCCAATCTAAGAGCATCACCCAGCGATGCTGATAGATACGGCTCCTTCACTGTGCAAGTTAGAAATTGGGGCGACACAGATCAGACTTCACAAGTGATAGAACAATTTACAAACTGTTCACTGAACCCAGACTCACCGAATTATGTTGCAAAGCTGATCGGTGATAGAAAAGTTTACTACAATTTTGATTCAGTTGTAGCAAGCGAGAAGAGAATAGTTGCTTCAGGGAAATATCCCAATCGCTCTAAGTACGTAAGAATAGTTATGAGTTCTGCTGTTGAAGATAAGCAGGTACCTGATACAGCGCTACCTTTTGGATTTAGAGGACCAAGCGTTTTAAATGTGAATCCATTGACAAATGCTTCTGATGCATTAGCATCTTCTAAGTCAAGACTTGGCGGCAAGTTTGAGATTGCTTCATGGCAGCAGCTATCTTCATCGTTTATTCCTCCTATTCCGATGAGATTTAAGATCACACGCGGAGAAATGCCGTCTAGCCCCTCATTTGTCGGCGCGCCCGGAAATTCAGAGCTCACTGCACCTTCGCTCTACTGGGGTATTAAATTTGAAAGAGACAGTGTTTCTTCTGTGCAGTCAAGCACATCACTTTTAAATCCTAACGTTGTCTCTGAGAAGAATGAATATCTCGCCTCTTTGACAAAATTCATGGGTATTCAAAAGCTCGATGCGCTACATACAGGTTCTCATGTAGATCTCTTAAACAACAACAAGTTCAGCTTGTCAAAGGTTGCGCTCTACAATGAGCAAATCGATCAGCTCACAAGCTCAATTAATGTGCATATGAGAGAAGCAGCTTACATCAGAAATGCTGTGTTAGATAATTCTAAATACACATATGCTGAAGGCGGCAGAAAGAGAATGACTTTTGCTACACTTCTCAGTTCAGGATCTGCTTCTGAATTTAATAGATTCTCTTCTTTTATGAAGTTCACAAATCTTATGTATGGAGGATTTGATGGAACAAACTTCCTCGAGAGAAATGCTAGAAGACTTAATGACAAATCTGTATCTTTTGATACGGGCGGCGGTGCCTCTGCAAGCAACGATATTCTTGGATTTGCTGTAAATCCATCGGGCCAAAATGTTGACAACAACGGCGTTGCTTCTTACTTGACTGCAGTCAATATTGCTACAGATCCATTAATGGCAAACAACAACTTGTTAGCAATTCCTGGCATCAAAGAGTCCTACATCAATGATACTACTATGGTGAAGGTCAAGGATTATGGTCTTGCTATGCACGTCATGGATATTCCATCCTATGATGACAGCGGAATAAGACTGTACGATGATTCAGCAGCTAAACCCAATATTAATTATGTTGCTAATGAGCTAGACTCTAGAAACATCGACAACAACTACGCAGCAGCCTACTATCCAGACGTTTTTATTGATGACGCAATTAATGCAAGACGTGTTAAGGTGCCTGCTTCGGTTGCTGCTTTAGGTGCGCTCGGTTTCAATGATAGAGTGTCTTACCCGTGGTTTGCACCTGCTGGTTTCAACAGAGCTGCACTCGACTTCGTGACAAATGTTGCCGTAAGACTCAACGTGTCAGATAGAGATCGTCTCTACGAATCAAGAATTAATCCAATCGCGACTTTCCCAAGACTCGGCTTCGTGATCTTTGGACAAAAGACTCTGCAGATAAACAAGTCTGCACTCGACCGAGTCAACGTTCGACGTCTCATGCTTGAGATCAAGAGAATCATCATTGGAATTGCAAATAGAATCGTCTTTGAGCAGAATACGCCGGCAGTCAGAAACAAATTTGTTGCCGATGCATCGTTCCAACTCGGTTTAATCCAGGTGCAAGCAGGAATCGAAGGATTTCAAGTCGTCATGAACGAGACGAACAACTCACAAGAAGACATCGATCTAAATCGTCTAAACGGTCGAATCGTGGTTGTTCCGACTAGAGTGGTTGAGTTCATCGCAATTGACTTTATCATCACAAATAGTGGCGTTCAATTCGTGTGAAAATGAGATTTAGTGAATAGTTAGTAAGTAATTGGAGAACTTAAATGGCAAAACTAAAGTTCGGTAGCGCAGGCGTAACGGCAAGAGAAATTGATCTTACAGGTCCCATTACGACGGCACCTGTCGGAATACCCGCAGGCATCATCGGTACATCACTGTCAGGTCCTGCATTCGTTCCCATCACAGTGGGCAACATATCAGACTGGACCGCAAAATTCGGTGAGACTGATGGTAAAAAATTCGGTCCTCTTGCTGTCAGAGAGTGGCTTCGTAATGCGCAGGCAGTCACTTATCTTAAAGTTCTCGGCGCCGGCGACGGTAAAAAGAGAAATGCCGAAGGCGATGTAACAAATGCAGGTTTCACTGTAGGCGAAAAGCAGCCAAATCCAGATGTTCTTGCCGCT